TAACAACATTACAATCTCTTTTACAAGATCAAGTAAAATCTTTTGGTAGTCATATCTTTAAAGAAGGATCGATAGTGATTCCTGGAAATATTGCATATGATGGAAATTTTAATTCAGTCAAACTAAATTCAAGTAATTTTGGAGTTGATGTTTCTCTTTATATTAAAAATTTTATTGGTAAGAAAGTAACAGGTCAAATATCAGGAACAACCGCAACAATTCAATTTATTGCTTTTCCTGATGATATTAATGTTGATGACTTAACAATATATGTCAAATATATAGATTCTGATAATAATTTCGAATTTAATCCATTTGAGAATGGTGAATCATTAATTGCAGATGAAAATATAACATATGGAAATACTACAATTAATGCAGGAACACCATTTGCATCTTTATTGCCATCAGATGCAACATCCATAGGTTCTGCAGCATCCATTGGAGATGGTGTATATTTTATTAGAGGTTATTTTGTTAATGTTTCGAAACAAACCATAATATTAGATAATTATACAAATGTACCATCATATAGAGTTGGATTAAAAATTGATGAATTGATTATCGGAGCAAAGGATGACTCTTCATTATATGATCCATCCAAAGGATTTACAAATTATGCGGCACCGGGCGCAGATAGATTTAAAATAAATTTAACACTAACTAAAAAATTATTGTCGGATTTCAATGATACAGATTTTATTGAGTTATTGAGAGTTGAAGATGGAAAAATTAAAATAATTGAGTCAAAAACTCAATATAATATAATTAAAGATTATATGGCACAAAGAACATATGATGAATCTGGTGATTATACAGTTTCTCCGTTTAATGTGTCTGTTAATAATTCTTTAAATGATAGATTGGGCAATAATGGTTTGTTTTTTGATACAGAAACAACAGAACAAGATAATAAACCATCAGACGATTTAATGTGTTTGAAAATATCTCCAGGAAAAGCTTATGTTAGAGGATATGATATAGATAAAATATCAACTACGATTATTGATGTTAATAAATCAAGAGATACTGAATCTGTACAAAATGTAAATATTCCTTTCGAAATGGGAAATATTTTAAGAGTTAATAATGTATCAGGAACACCTAAAAGCGGACTTGATATAAATTTAATAGATAGATTTAAATCTGAAGCAGGTATTACAACTATTGGAATAGCAAAAGTATATAATTTTAATTTAACTGATTCCGCCTACACTGGAAATACCACTAATTGGGATTTGTATTTGTTTGATATTCAAACACATACACATATTACTCTAAATCAACTAATTTCTGATGCTGATTTACCGGCAACATCACATGTAAAGGGTAAAAGTAGTGGATCCAGTGGGTTTGCCGTAGTTGCCGGTGGGGATTCTTCCGTAATTAGATTAAAACAAACTTCTGGAACATTTTTAGTTGGTGAGCAATTACTTATTAATGGATTAGATTTCCCAAGATCAATTAAATCTGTAATAACATATTCCACAGAAGATATTAAATCAGTACAACAACCAACCTCAATATCAGGATTATCTGCAGCATTCACTTCAGATTGCTTACTTGAAAGATTTAGATTTCCAAATAGTGTTGTTGGAATTGCAATCAGTACTGTATCTGGAACAACCACTGTAAGTAGTCCTGGAAAAGTATTTACTGGAGTAAAGGTTGGATCAATTATTAGATACCAATCTACTAATATCGATGAAACCTTTAATAGAGTAACTGCAGTTTCTTCCACCGGAACATCACTAACAATTGCAGATATTACAGGAATTTCTGGAATATTTAGCGGTACTCATGCAGATGGAAATTATAATGCATTTATTGGCGCTCCTATTATAAGAAATGAATCTCAGGGATTTTTATATTCAAGATTACCAGATTCTAATATTTCTTCAGTAAATCTTTCGGATTCTTTATTATCAATTTCCCATCAAATAACTGGTGTAAGTGTAAGCGATAATGTACTAACACTTACACCAGCAAATATTGTTGGAATTAGTAGTGCATTTTTTGCAGCATTTGATGAAGAAAGGTATTCAGTGCATTATAATAATGGAACAACATCAAAAATAACTTCAGATCAATTTGTTTTGAACTCTGGAACAGTAACTATTAGTGGATTACCTGATGGTAGCGTTGTAGTAAATACAACTTTAGTCAAAAATGGAATTCGGAGTAAGGTAAAAACTTATAATAGAAGTCAAACTTTAACTGTAGGCAAATCAAAATATCCGCAATCAGGAACAGGAAGTAATAATTCAATTGATGATGGTCTTACCTATAATCAATATTATGGTCTAAGAATTCAAGATGAAGAAATATCATTAAATTATCCTGATGTTGTAAAGATAATATCAGTATATGAATCATTTGATTCTTCTACACCAGTTTTAGATAAAATTGAATTTAGTGCAAGTGCTACAGTATCAACAAATGCAATTATAGGAGAAGATATTATTGGAAACACTAGCAAAGCAGTTGCAAGAGTTGTTTCAAATGTAACAGATAATGTTTTGGGTATTGTATATTTGAACTCTGAAAGATTTTTAGAATCAGAATCAGTCGTATTTTCAGATTCCAACATAAAAACAGAAATACAAACTATTACTCCAGGAAAATATAAAGATATCACCAATTCTTTTACTCTTAATAAGGGTCAAAAAAATCAATATTATGATTATTCTAAAATTGTTAGAAATGCCGGAACTCCAGAACCATCAAAATCTTTATTGGTTATATTTGATTATTATTCAGTTCCATCAAATGATTCTGGAGATGTTTTTACCGTTTTAAGTTATGATAAAGAAAGATTCACTCATGATGTACCTTCTATTGGACCAAGATCAGTAAGAGCTTCGGATACTTTAGATTTTAGACCAAGAGTCTCTACATTTTCTACTAATGATAAATCTCCATTTGATTCATCAGCAAGAACTTTTAGCACATATTTAACTTTAACACCAAATGAAAGTTCTTTAATTGGATATGATTATTATTTGGCAAGAATTGATAAACTATATTTGGATAAAATTGGAAATTTTATATTAGAAAAAGGAATATCATCCAAAAATCCAAAGGCATCGAATAAAAATGATGCGGTAATGGAAATAGCAACAATTAAATTACCACCATATCTTTACAATCCACAAAATGCTATTGTCACTTTAATGGACAATAGAAGATATACAATGAGAGATATTGGATTAATTGAAGATAGAGTTGAAACTCTAGAAAGATTAACCTCACTTTCTCTATTGGAAGTAAGTACTCAGACTTTACAAATTCAAGATTTTGAAGGAAATAATAGATTTAAGAGTGGATTTTTTGTAGATGATTTTAAAAATTATCAATTTATCAATAATCAATTGTCTAATATTAGGGTTAATCCAGAAGCACAGGAATTAACTCCAATTTTAAGTCGAAATTCTTTAAAATCACAGATTGCTTCGGCAATTTCAATAATTGATGAAGAAATAGATTTTTCGCAAAATTTTGAATTACTAGATTCAAATGTTCAAAAAACAGGAAAGGCAGTAACTCTTAAATATGAATCAGTTGGATGGATAGAACAGGCATTTGCAACAAAAGTTGAAAATGTAAATCCATTTAATGTAACTGTTTATTCTGGAGATATTAAACTAAGTCCAGAAATTGATAATTGGGTTAGAACAGTTCAACTTCCTGATAAAAATGTAGATATAACATTAAACTCAAGCAGAACTCTTACGAATAATTTAACTAGTAATGTTTTTGTAGAACTAACTCCAGTTCAAACACAATCATCTAGTACTGTGTTTTTACCCGATAATGCAGCAGGCCGAGGTAATTTTGAAGAAGTTGTGGGGACAGATTCTTCAATAACATCATCAGTTTCTAGAAACACAACATCCGCAATTACTTCAAATACAGTATCAGATACTGTAGGAAACACTGATACTACAATAAGAAATGTTTTAATTTCTTCATCAAGTGAATCATTTATGAGATCTAGAAATACTGGATTTTCTGTATCTAATTTAAAAGCATCTACACAATTTTATCAATTTCTTGATGGAAATAGTGGTATTGATTTTATCCCAAAATTGGTTGAAATATCAAATTCAAAAACATTAGAAAATTATGGCGCATCCGGAGCATTTTCTATTGGAGAAACTGTTATTGGAACTTATGGGGGAAATAATTTAATTTCTTTTAGAGTTGCATCTCCAAATCATAAATATGGAAAATATAATTCTCCTTCCACAACATATACAGTAAATCCCTATGTTAAATCAGAAACCATACCATCTGCATATAGTCAATCATCAAAAGTTTTAAATATTGATACCATTTCATTATCTGAAGAGGCTCAAGGAAAATATTCTGGATACTTGATTAATGGTATGCAATTAGTCGGTCAAACCAGTGGTTCGGTTGCGTATGTAAAAGATCTTAGATTAATTTCTGATAATTTTGGAGATTTAATCGGAGCATTTTTTATCCGAGATCCAAATTCAATTCCAACACCAACTGTTAGAATTTCTACAGGAACTAAAACATTTAAACTGTCTTCAAGTTCGACAAATAACCCAGGTCTTCCAGGAAGTACCGACACTTCCTCGGCAGAAACAAATTATAATTCTGATGGAACTTTACAACAATGGGAAAATACCGTTACGGCAACGACTAAAAATTTAACTACAAATACAGTAACAAATTTAACAACAAATACTACAACATCTACTACAACAGTAAATACACATACAACAACAACAATAGCAAGATTTGTTGATCCTCTTGCCCAAACATTCGCTGTCGCTGGAAATGTAGAGGCTCCATCACCAACATCATCAAATGACGATGTAAATGGAGCATTTTTAACTGCGGTAGACTTATTTTTTGCCAAAAAAGATGATGCAAATGCTCCAGTAAAAGTTGAAATAAGAACGACTGAATTAGCAACACCAACAAGAATTGTAATTGGAAATTCGGTCACATTAAGACCATCTGAAGTTAGTATTTCAGATGATGCATCAATTGCAACGAAAGTAACTTTTGACGAACCAATTTATTTACCACCAGGAAGAGAATATGCCGTTGTAATTATTTCAGAAAATAGTGATAAGTATGAATTGTGGACTGCTGTTAAGGATGGAAAAACTGTAAATACAAAACAACTTCCTGGTCCAGACAATGTATTATATTCAAAACAATTTTCAATGGGAAGTTTGTTTAAATCACAAAATGGTTCAATATGGACTGCAAGTCAAGAACAGGATTTAAAATTTAAACTATACAAAGCCAATTTTACATCTCCCACTGGTACTGCATTTTTCTATAATCCAACATTAAATGAAAGTAATGGATATATTCAAAAATTAGGAAATAATCCAATCACAACATTTCCAAAAACAGTAACACTTGGAATTACAACAATATCTCCTTCAAATACAACATTAATAACGGTTTTGGGTAAAGGAAGAAAAATTGCAGGAACAAATAATTCTTATGGATATGTAATTGGAACTGGAAGTTCTGTATCGACAGTAGTATTAACTACTGGAGGAAGTAATTATGTTACAGATGCCAATGTAAGCACCTATAATATTACTGGAAATGGTTCTGGTCTTGTTTTAAATATTACAGCAACCGCTGAAACAATTACTGGAACACCAGTAATTGTAAATCCAGGAAATGGATATGCGGTTGGAGATGTTGTTGGAATTGTAACTGCCACTGTTGGCACCGGATCTTCAGTTCGTGGTAGAGATGCAAGAATTACAATTTCGGCAATTTCAGGATTAGATACATTATATCTCGGCAATGTTCAAGGAACCTTTGCATCCGTTGGTGTGGCATTAACTTATTATGATAATAACGGAACATTAGTTTCTCTTGCAAGTACCACGATTAGGACCATTGTGAATGGATCAAATCAAAATTCTGGAAATTATATGAGAATAAATCATTTTGATCACGGGATGTATGCAAATAATAATATAGTCAGAATTAGTAATGTTGAATCTAGCACGGCACCTGTTCCTTTAGTTTCGGCATTAACTTCTTCATCCGCATCCATTTCTGTTGCCGCTGGGGATACTTCAAACTTTGGAACTTTTGAAGGAGTTTCCGTAGGTCCAAGTCCAAATAAATCTGGTTATGTAAAAATTGGAAATGAGATTATTAAGTATGACGGTGTTGGAAATGGAACCTTAACCGGTATTACTAGAGGTATTGATTCAACAATTCAAATTGATCATGACCAATCTTCTCTAGTATATAAATACGAATTAAATGGAGTTTCTTTAAGAAGAATTAATAAAACTCACAATATTAGTGATTTTGATATTGGTATGGATGGATATTATGTCGAAATAGATAGATCTGCAAATGGAAACCCAGAAGGTACTCCACAGTTACAATTTGCATCAGAAGGAACCTTTGGTGGTTCTAAAGTTAATGCAACAGAAAATATTCTATACAGTTCTATAGTACCAACATATGATCTGATTACTCCTGGTTCATCTACATCAGTATCTGCAAACATTAGATCCATAACCGGAACAAGTGTTAATGGAAATGAAACATCATTTCTGGATAATGGATTTGAACAAATTCAATTAAATTCTTTAAATACTCTCAAATCAATAAGAGTTGTATGTTCTAAACAAAATGAAACAGAATATTTGAGTGGTCTTGCTAGAAATAAATCTTTTACCACAGGAATTACATTAAGCACAACGGATCCAAATTTATCTCCAATAATATTTCTAGATACTGCATTTACTGAGTTCATTTCAAGTCGTTTAAATAATCCTATTTCCGATTATTCATCAGATAATAGGAGTAATTTGATATTAGATGATCCACATGCTGCAGTATATGTCTCGAAAGCAGTTAAATTAGTCCAACCCGCAACCTCTTTAAAGGTTATTCTATCAGCATATCGTCACGAATCTGCCGACTTTAGAGTTCTTTATAGTTTGTCTCGCCCAGATTCGAGTGAGATTGATCAATCATTCGAACTCTTTCCTGGATATGATAATTTAAAATATACCACTTCGGCAGGATATTCTGTTTTAGATTCATCTAAAAATAGTGGAAGGCCAGATAATTTTGTATCTTCAAGTTTAGATAATCAATTTAAAGAATATGAATTTACTGCTGATAATCTTAGTTTGTTTAATGGATATGTTATTAAAATAGTAATGTCAGGAACTAATCAGGCATATCCACCAAGAATCAAAGAACTTAGAACAATTGCAATAAGATGATAAGAGTAAAGGGTCACCAAAATCTTTATAGAGATGAAAATAGTGGTGCAATAGTAAATTGCGATTCTGTTGCATATAATCAATATCTAAATACTCTACATAATAAAGATTTTCAAAAAAAAGAACTTGATAAAATGAAACAGGATATTGATGAAATTAAAACACTATTAAAGGAGTTAATTAATGGATCCAAATGAAATTGAATTGAAAACTATTAACAAGTTATTTGAATATGAAAAACAAAATAGACTTATTGATAATTTAAATGAAGAACAGTTAAAAGATTTTTGTAAATTATACTGCAAGTTATATTTAAAACAACAAGAAACTATTTCTTTTCTTGGAATTAATCCTTTATAAATATATTTTAGATCCTGAATCATTTATAAATGTCTGAGATAAAAGTCAGATTGGGACAACAACCAGCAATAAAAGTCATATCTTCACTTGCTGGGGCTCGCGGACTTTCTTTATCTGAACTTTCTGATGTAAATATACAAAATTTAACTGGTGGTGAATTACTCATTTATGATTCTGCAACAAATAAATGGAATTCTACGAAATATTTAACTTCAGATCCTGCAACAGCACCAGATAATGATGGAAATTTACCATCCAATCAATTAGGCACCAATCAGATAGAGATCAACGGAGGAAATTTCTAAAATGTCAAGTATAATCAGGATTAAAAGATCCACAGGAACTGTTGCTCCAAGTAATCTCTATTATGGAGAACTTGGACTTACAATTGGTATAGGTAGTCATGGAAATTCTGGTGGTAGGTTATTTGTAGGTGATAACTCAGGGACCCCAGATTCTGTTGATGCGGATCCAATAGCAATTGGTGGTAGATACTATACAGACCTTTTAAGTATTGGTCCTGGTTTAGTTGATGGACAAGCAAATCCAACGACAGCATCAAATGGTTTTGTTGCTATTTTAGACCAAAATAGAAAAGTTAATCAATGGAATGTAGATAACTTAACATTAGATGGAAATACAATTTCATCTACAGATGTAAATGGGGATATAAATTTAGATCCAAATGGAACTGGTCGAATCAAGGTTTTCGCGGATATAATCACAGATCTAACAGCATTTAATTTACTAAATGCTAATGTAACCACTGCTAATATATTGGGTGCCGCAACGGCATTGGTGCTGGGTGCTGCTACTGGTATTGCTACGATTAGAAATGCAACAGTAGATCTTGACGGAGACTTGAATGTTGATGGTGGTGATGTTACAAGTAATACTACTTCATTAAATCTCTTTAATACTAATGTAACCACTGCTAATGTATTAGGTGCTGGTACTAACATATTATTTGGTGCTGCTACTGGTATTACTACGATTAGAAATGCAACAGTAGATCTTGATGGAGATTTAAATGTTGATGGTGGTGATGTTACAAGTAATACCACAGCACTTAACCTTTTCAATACTAATGTAACCACTGCTAATGTATTAGGTGCTGCAACGGCACTGGTGGTGGGTGCTGCTACTGGTATTACTACGATTAGAAATGCAACAGTAGATCTTGACGGAGATTTGAATATTGATGGTGGTGATGTTACAAGTAATACCACAGCACTTAACCTTTTCAATACTAATGTAACTAATGCTAATGTATTAGGTGCTGGTACTAATATTGTAATTGGTGCTACGACAGGTATTGCAACTATTCGTAACCCAACGGTTGTAGGTACTCAAGCAACCCAAAACCTTTATAATACAGTAGCAACTAATCTAAACTTTGCTGGTGCCGCAACGGCACTAGTGGTGGGTGCTACATCTGGTATTGCAACTATTAATAACCCAACGGTTGTAGGTACTCAAGCGACCCAGAACCTTTATAATACAGTAGCAACCAATCTAAACTTCGCTGGTGCCGCAACGGCACTGGTGGTGGGTGCTACGACAGGTATTGCTACGATTAGAAATGCAACAGTAGATCTTGACGGAGACTTGAATGTTGATGGTGGTGATGTTACTAGTAATACCGCAGCACTTAATCTCTTTAATGCAACTGTAACCACTGCTAATGTATTAGGTGCTGGTACTAACATATTATTTGGTGCTGCTACTGGTATTACTACGATTAGAAATGCAACATTAGACCTTGATGGAGACTTGAATGTTGATGGTGGTGATGTTACTAGTAATACTGCAGAACTTAATCTCTTTAATGCAACTGTAACGAATGCTAATGTATTAGGTGCTGGTACTAATATTGTAATTGGTGCTACCTCTGGTATTGCAACTATTAATAACCCAACGGTTGTAGGTACTCAAGCGACCCAGAACCTTTATAATACAGTAGCAACCAATCTAAACTTCGCTGGTGCTGCAACGGCACTAGTGGTGGGTGCTACATCTGGTATTGCAACCATTCGTAATGCGATTTTAAGTGTTCCAAATGCGACCACACTAAATCTTGGTGCAACATCTTCTGTAACAAGTGTTAATTTTCAAAGCACTCCAAACACTTCTTTTGTTTCGATTGCCGCAACTACAAATGCAACAACTACAACATCTGGTGCATTAAGAGTTGCCGGTGGTGTTGGTATTGTAAAGGATGTTTATATTGGCGGAATTTTAAATGTAACTGGAGCACAGACAAATCAAAATAATTTAACGGTTAATCAAAACCTTCAAGTTGATGGTAATACAACTCTAGGGAGTGAATCAACAGACACTATAACAATTACAGGAGTACTTAGTCATACCGGACCTCTTACCAATACTGGTGGAGCTACGATTGATAATATTGGAATTAGTTCAAATGTAATTTCGACCAAATCTGGTGGAGGAAATGTATTATATATTGACCCATATCCTGACGGATTAAGTAATCAAGGACTAGTTATTATTAAGGGAGATCTTCAAGTTGATGGAACAACAACCACAGTAGACTCCAGTAGTGTTACTGTAAATGGTTCAATTATTTCACTGGGTGATGTAACAAGTAATAGAACCGTAGTTGTAGCAGTTGCATCGGGTGTTTCCACAATTACTTTGGATTCCGTTGTTGGAATTAATACTGGTGATATTATTTCAGGTAATGCTGCTTTACCTAATAGTGGACTGACTACGATTACGGCATATAATACATCAACAAAGATTGTTACAATTACTGGAGCCACAAGTTCTGGAATTACCTCAACAACTCAATTAACTATAACTCATGCCTATGATACAAATACTGATAGAGGTATTTCTTTTGATTATAATACCGGTGTAGGAACGGCAAATCAAAAATCAGGATTTTTTGGATTTGATGATAGTACAGGGCGTTTTACTTATGTTCCGGATGCTAGTATTTCAAATAGTGTAGTATCTGGAACAAAGGGTTATTTGGATATTAAAGGTATTTATTACCAATCTGGAGATTTCAGTACTCATGGAGTGGTTTATTTTGATAGTACAGGACTTCAAAATTCCACGAATGATCCAGCATCACCGACAATCACATCCAAACAGATTCTAACTGCAGTAACTGAAGCAAATATTACATTATCTGGACTTACTACAGTAACTGTCGGAGATATTATTCTACAAAATACTGGTGGTGCTTATGGTATTGTCAAAACTAGTGTTGCTTCAACATCCATAATAACTTTAATTGGAGTAGAAGGAACTTTCAATACAACAAATAACTCCATTTTGCTTAAAAATGGAAGCAATATTGGCATTGGAACTACTGCAATTGTTGCTTCAGTAGTTTATACAAATAAACCAATGTGGACTAGCACTTTAGACGGAGGAACATTCTAGTTATGAATAGTGAAGTTGATGTGAATATCTTAGTTAGTCTGTATAATCAAAAAATTTCAGCATTAACAAATCAAAATATTTTATTAGAAGCAAAATTACAATCACTAACAAAAGATTTTGAAGATCAAAAAAATATTTTATTAACAGAAAATTTAAATATTCAAAATAAATACGATGAATTAAAAAATTCTAAAAAAATAGAAAAATAGAACAATGGCAAAACCATCAACTCGACAAGGACTTATAGATTACTGCCTAAGACGTCTAGGTGCCCCTGTGTTGGAGATTAACATTGATGATGATCAAATAGATGACTTAGTAGATGATGCCATTCAGTACTTCAATGAGCGCCACTTTGATGGTGTTGAAAGAATGTATTTAAAGTACAAAATAAGTCAGAATGATATTGATAGAGGAAGTGCAAAAAATACGAATGGTGTTGGAATTGTTACAACAACAGGGACATCTAATATAACAGGATATGGAACTACAACATTTAATTTTTATGAAACTTCTAATTATATTCAAGTTCCAGATTCAGTTATTGGAATAGAAAAAATATTTAGATTTGATACTAGTTCAATTTCTGGAGGAATGTTCAGTATTAAATATCAGTTATTTTTAAATGATTTATATTATTTTAATTCAGTTGAACTTTTACAGTATTCAATGGTTAAGAGTTATTTGGAAGATATTGATTTCTTACTCACAACAGATAAACAAATTAGATTTAATAAAAGACAAGATAGATTATATTTGGATATTGATTGGGGAGCACAATCTGTTGGAAATTTTATAGTTTTAGACTGTTATAGGGCACTTGATCCAGAATCATTTTCACAGATTTATAATGACAGTTTTCTTAAGAGATATTTAACTGCCATTATCAAAAGACAGTGGGGGCAAAATTTGATTAAATTCAGAGGAGTTAAACTTCCTGGAGGAATTGAATTAAATGGTAGAGAACTCTATGAGGATGCTCAAAGAGAACTTGACGAAATTCAAAAAAGAATGGCAATGGACTATGAACTTCCTCCATATGATTTTATTGGATAATGGCACTCAATCCTTTCTTTTTACACGGAACTTCATCTGAACAAAGATTAGTTCAAGATCTTATAAATGAACAATTGAAAATGTATGGTGTAGAAGTTGTTTATATCCCAAGAAAGTTTGTAAATAAAAAAACAATCATTGAAGAAGTCACTTCCTCAAGGTTTGATGATAATTTTGCAATTGAGGCATATTTAAATAATTTTGATGGATATAGTGGTCAGGGCGATATTCTTACAAAATTTGGAGTAAGTCTAAAGGACGAATTACTAATCACAATTTCGAAAGAAAGATTTGAAGATTTCATTGCACCATTTTTGGGAGCATTAGATGATGGAACAGAAGAAAGTGATATAATACTTTCATCTAGACCAAGAGAAGGAGATTTAATATATTTCCCATTGGGAGAAAGACTTTTTGAAGTTAAATTTGTAGAGCACGAAAACCCATTTTATCAGTTGGGAAGAAATTATGTTTATGAATTAAAATGCGAATTGTTTGAATACGAAGATGAAATTATTGATACTTCTATTGATGAAATTGATATTCAAGTTAAAGAAGAAGGATATATTACAACATTAAATTTAATTGGGGTTGGTGTTACAGCAGTAGCAACGGCATTAATTTCTGGTTCTGTACCTTCAGGATATGTAAAGGAAATTTTTATAAACAATGATGGTAGTGGTTATACATCAACTCCTGTTGTTGCCATAAGTAGTTCTCCAACAGGAAGTGGTGATAGAGCAACAGCAGTGGCAATTACGACAGTTAGGGGAGGTATTCGTTCTGTTGAAAG